GGTGTATTTGCTTGATCAAGGGCAGCGTTTGTATCCGCGATTCGAACAGTACAAGGAGCGGTATTTTACAAAAGCTGTATGGCTGGACTACCCGAAATACGACGCCAAAACCGGCGCGGAGGATGCAATCAAGACGGCGATCGAGGATATTTGCATCTCGATGAAAGCCGAGGATTACCTGGAGCTGCCGGAGCTAGTACAGAACCGGATCCCGGTGGAGCTGGACGCGAAGACGCGGCAGGCGTATCGGGAATTTGAGCGGCAGCAGGTGCTGGAGTTGGACGGCGAAGTCATCACGGCGGCGCATGCGGCCGCGGTGACAAACAAACTGCTGCAATTTTGCGCCGGGGCTGTGTATGACGAGGACCGGAACGTGCATGAGGTGCACAACGCGAAGATTGAGGCGTATCTCGAGTTGGTGGAGAGTCTACAGGGCAAGCCGTTGCTGACATTCTATGGCTACCAGCACGACCGGGACCGGATCCTGCGGGCGCTGCGGAAGATGCGCGGGCTGGAGGTCCGAGAGCTGAAAGGGCCGGAAGACTATGCGGACTGGAACGCGCGGAAAATCCACGTCGGCCTGGCACACCCGGCCAGCACGGCGTACGGCTTGAATCTCCAACGTGGGGGCAACCATATCTGCTGGTTTACGTTGCCGTGGAGCCTCGAGCTCTATGAGCAGGCGCAGAAGCGTTTGCACAGACAAGGCCAGCAGGAGAAAGTGATCGAGCATTTCCTGATGGTCCGTGATTCGATGGATGAGGAAGTGGCGAAGCGCTTGGAGGGCAAAGCCAGGACGCAGCAAGCGCTGATCGAGGCGCTTAAAGCGAGAATCGATAAAATCGTATGAGGTGATGAGGCATGGATGACCGCCAGAAGCGACGCATTTTTCAGCGTGTGAAGGCGATGACGAATGATCAGTTTTGGGCCTGGATGAACTGGTTACATTCGCAAGCTTACGCTAAGGCCGTCGAGCACTACACCGACGCGGCAGAGATCGTCCTGCCGCCCCGACTGCAGAAGCAGCTGCACGAAAAAGCCCGGCAGATCCGCGAAGAGTGGGACGGCATGGCGACGATCACGCTGGACGATACGACCGGGCAGGAGTTTGATCGGGTAATGGGGTCGAGAACTGATGATTAAACCCCACCGCCAAATCAGACAAAGCAAACGCGTCTCAAGCGAGACCGGCGTGGCGATCACGGCCGAGCCGCCGCGGCGGCGGGCGACGTACCGGGAGCGGATCGAGGCGATTCGGGAGATATTGCGGCAAGCTCCGCCGGTAGAGCGGCGGGCGATGCTGGCAGAACTGGCGAGGGAGGAGATGGGAACGATTGTCCGAGTGGGAGGTGCGAGTTTTGACACGTGAAGAGATCATGAACATGAAGCCGGGGCGGGAACTCGACGTCCCGGTTGCGGAAAAGGTGATGGGGTGGCGTAAGAAAACTTTCCCCGGCGGCGGAGGCGGTTTTACTGCTTGGGTAGATGAAAATGAAAAAGTCATGAAATTGATCTCAAACAGCACGATGAGCGAAACATGTTATCGATGCGATTACTTCAGACCATCCACCGACATCGCCGCAGCTTGGGAGGTTTGGGAGCATAACAGGCCGAGAAATTGGCGGTTTACGCTAACATGGACAAACGGCAAATATTTGGCACTAATCATAGCAGAAACTGAAAAAGGGCATAAAACGCTTGCCCAAGTCGAAGCATATTCCGCCGCTGAAGCCATGGTGAAATGTCGTCTATTGGCGGTGATGGAAGGTGAAAAAGATGACTGAACAACAAAAAAAGAAGATCGCGGAGATTAGGAAATCGGCTGGAGAAGCACGGAAAACCGATAGATCGTGGGTTGACGGACAAGATTATGCCGATGACGTTGAGTTCCTGCTGGACGAACTGGAGAGGTTGGAACGGGAACTGGATATGTATAAGGCTTCTAGCGAAGTATTCTACGAGCGATTAAAAAAGGCGTGCGAGGACAGAGAAAAACTGATCGATGCATTGCAAACAATTAGTACCGACACGGAATGTCCGTATACATCTGCGTTTGCAAAAAGGAAATTGAAAGAAATCGGGGTGGTAGTGAAATGAAGCCCGGATGCCCAAAATGTTTCAAGGTAGCCGAGAAAAACGGCAACGAGTATATCTGCCCGTCGTGCGGTGATGTGGTTGCACAAATTCCGGCGACGTTGAGCATTGAAGAACAAAATGAACTGCTGAAAAAAGTGAACGAATCCTATGTACGCATCATCAACGATCTGGAAGAGGATTGCGAAAGGTATTTTGATCAACGAAATAGATTGATCGAGTGCTTGCGGTTTTACGAGCGTCTAGCACGCGGCAGAGAGATCAATGACGGCGGACGCAGGGCGAGAACATTATTGGCAGAAATCGGGGTGACGGTGGAGTGAAAAAATACGATCGACCGAAGGGCCACCGTTACCGCCCGGTCGTGACAGTCCTCAAAGTCAAAAACGGCGTGCCGACCGTGATCCGGGTCTCCGGGCGTGAGTATGTGCTGCGAGCTGAGGGGCAGTTTAACCAGCGGAAGAAGGGAGCGGTGAGGCGATGAACATCTCTGATCTGATCCAACAGTATACCGCTGGCATCAAGTATCTTGACCACTATCGCCGATCACTGGACCGCACCGATCCGGACCAGGACGACGAGGCCCGCACCGTCTCCGGCATGCTGTCGGACATGCGTTACGCGCTGGACTGGATGCGGCGCGGGCGCCGGCCGGGGAGCCGGAAGGGCGCTGAGCGGCACGACATCTATCGGCGTCGGGAGCTGCTGGCAAGTGCCGATCCGATGACGGATGACGAGCGGAGGAAGCTGCTGGACTGCGTGGCCGTGATGACAGAGCGCGAGTTGACGTGTTGGCTGCTTCATATGGCGCATGGCTTGACACAGAACGAAATTTCTGATAGATTAGGAGTATCAAGAGCATCTGTTCGGATGTATCTTGAACGGGCTAGACAAAAAGTGCAGGAGCGTTTAACAAGTTAGCTTGTCGCCATTACGTCGCCTTTATGTCGCCCGTATGTCGCCATACTTACAGTGCCCTTAGTGCGCCCTTTTTCGGGGCGCTTTTCTATTTTTCTCCGCCGCCCCGCTGGCGAGTAGCGGCCTCGCCTCCTCCGCCGAGCCCGGATCGGTGCGGGGCGGTGTCCGCGATCACACGGAGGTGTTTAGGGATGACAAGCAAACCTAGGCGCCCATGCGGGAAGATTGGTTGCCGGAACCTGACGACAGAACGATATTGCGCTGATCATGCTCACTTGGTAGAGCAGCAGCGCAAGGAACGACACAGGCACTACGATCGGCATCAGCGAGACAAGCAGGCAGCAGTGTTTTACAAGTCGATCGAGTGGCTGCGAGTGAGGCAGCAAGCACTGATACGAGATCACGGCTTGTGCCAGGATTGCCTGGAGCACAAGCACATCACACCAGCGACAGAGGTCGATCACATCATCCCGATACGCGTGCGCTGGGATCTGCGTCTGGTGCTGAGTAATCTGCGGTCGCTGTGTCATAGGTGCCACATGATCAAGACGGCTGAAGATAAACGGAGGTATGGAGGGTGACATCCGCACCCATTTTCTACTTCACCGCAATAAAGTGTTTAGCGCTTTAACGAACTAAAGTTTAACGCTTTAGCAGGGTGAAGGGGGGAGGGGAAAAGTTTCGAGGGCGATGGCAAAGACCGTGCCCCCACCCACGCGCGAATTTTTTTCGCAAAATCAAACTTTTTTATTAGGAGGTGACGCATCATGGCGGGAAGACCGAGCAAACCGGTCCAGCTCATCAAGCTCGAAGGAAACAAGGATCGGCGCACGAAAGCGGAACTTGAATTCCGGGAGAAAGCAGAAAAGGCTCTTTACACGGGAACGACATTTAAAGAGTCTCCCGCCGTGAAGGCTGACCCGGTTGCTCATAGAGAATTTTTGAGGCTAAAGAAGCTGTACAAAAAAATCCAGTTTGTTGACGGTCTGGATGAGCAGATGATTAATCGCTATTGCTTATTGGTCAGTCAGGAACAAAAACTCATGGAGTCCGACGACTTCCTGGCGCTTCACAAGACGCGGGAAATGATCCTTAAGCTGGAGGATCGGTTGTTCCTGAACCCAGTATCCCGCATCAAGGCGATTCCGAAGAAACCGCCGGAAGAGGAAAAAGAATCTCCGATGGCAAAATTCTTGCAACGGCGGAGGGCCGCGCAATGAAAGAGTTTCGTTGTTTCAAATGCAACAAACTTTTGGGTAAAATCGAGGGTAAGGCAGAGATTGTTTGCCCGCGTTGTAAAACATTAAATATGGGGGAGTCACACGATGACCAAGGTATTAAAATTATCAGGAAAGATTAAAGCTAGTTACAGGGATATAGATATGATTATAGATACCAACCTTCCCGATGAATTTATTGATGCACTATATCCTGATAAGGCAAATGTTTTGGACTTGAATTTGGTGCTTTCAACACTTGATGGAAAAAGAGTTGAAATAACAATTGAATTTAAATGAACAAGAGAGAGCCTTTGAGCCCCGATGATGGCGTAATGCCGTTGTCGGGGCCTTTTTTGTTTGTTGGGAGGAGGTTACGATGCCTCATGACAAGCAACGCGCATTAGAACCTATCGAATTCATCCAAATGCTCAAGGCCGTCGATGACTTCTACGGCCAACCTTTTAAACTGCTTGACTGGCAATATCAAGTCCTTTGGGACGTTTACGGCACCGTCAAGGAAGACGGCTACAGGCAATACCGTTACGCATATCTGGAGATTCCGAAGAAAAACGGGAAAACGTCTTTGATCGCGGCCATTGCGCTATACCATTTGGTTTGCGATGGCCCCGGCGGGCAGATTTACTGCTGTGCGGCGGACCGTGGGCAGGCGGAACTTGTCTATAAAGCCGCGCTTGGCATGATCGAGCAGGAGCCGGAATTCGACGGCGTGCTCAAGGTGCTGGACAGCCGGAAGGAGATCAAAAACAAGCACACCGGGACGACGCTGAAAGTCCTTTCGGCCGAAGCATACACCAAACACGGGATTAACCCGACCGTGGTAATCTTCGACGAGCTGCACGCACAGCCGAACCGCGATCTGTGGGACGTCATGACGTTCGGGGCCGGTGCAGCCCGTAAAGAGCCGATCTGGTGGGTCATTACTACGGCCGGCGATGACCCAGACCGAAAGTCAATCGGGTGGGAAATCCACGAACAGGCGACCAAGATCGCGGCGGGCGAACTGAATGACCCGTACTGGTATGTGAAAATCTACAGTGCGCCCGAGGACGCGGATATCTTTGACGAAGCGACCTGGTATCAGGCGAACCCATCACTGGGGCACACGATCAGCATAGAGAGCGTAAGACAAGAGGCGCTAGCTGCTCGCAATAGCGAGTCTGCGGAGCGCCTTTTTCGTTGGCTACGTCTGAACCAGTGGGTATCGCTCAAGCGCACCGGATGGCTGCCGCTCTCATTATGGGATCAGACGGTTGGCAAGTGGGACCTT